CATTCGTAGTAGTAGCCGTTGCGAGATTGACATTCTTATCCGGCATTGTAATTGTTCTTGTAGTGCCGGTTGAAATGCCTGCTGCCTCAAAAGCAATTTCTTTTGTGTTGTCGGAGTCGTCAAGAATCCTGAAGGTATTGTCGTAAACGTCCGTTGCAGCCGGTACCGTTTGAAATGTTGGCAAAGCTCCTGCACCGTTCGAGGTTAGGATTTGTCCTGAATTTCCGACACTTGCAATAGACTGCTGGGCTCCTGTGGCTGTGGTTCCACCGCAAAGAACCGCATAGGCTGTATGAGAAGCTCTTCCGCTTCCACCGCTGGCAACATTTAATGGAGTGCTGGTAAGTGTAAGCCCTGCAAAACTTGGGTTAGCGTCAGTAGTAAGATCTTGGTTGAGCAAAGAAGCTGCTTCAACGGTCAAATTTCCATGTAGAGCAAAAGTTCTGTCTGCGGCATCAACCGTTAAATTTACTGTTCGGTCTGAGCTATCGTCTTCATTCCATACTAAATTTACCGTATTTGAATCGTCCGTATCATAGAGCTTAAAGGCTCCTGTTGCGCTTAAATCGGTAAATGCGCCACTAGAAGGTGTTGTTCCACCTATTGCAGGAGGCTCTGCTAGTAGTGGAGCTACATTACCGGGAACTAAAGCTTTATCAGTAGCTGTTACGGCAATTGCCTCTGCGTCTGTTGCTGTTTCCAATACGCCTTTTTGAGCTGTTGTAGCGTCATTGGCTGTCACAATTACATTATTGCCGGTTCCGGCTGTCAAAATGCCTTGCGCTGCTGTTCCGACAATGCCAAGTACACCTGCGTCTGAAGGAGTTGCGCTGCCGCCATCTGTAGTGAAGCTGGCTCCTGTATATTGAAAAAGTTTTACCCATGAAGTGATAAAGATGTAAACGGTATCTTCGTCCTCAACTTCGCAAAAAGTACCCTCAGTTGGGGTAAAAGCTACCCAAGAAGCTCCATCATATTGAACAATATCGCCTTGTGAAGCTCCATCCCAAGCGGCATCAGGGGCACCCGAACTATCCAGTATGTAGCGATCTCCGTTAACCTCAGTAGGAGGAGGGGCAGTTGATGTGGCAATAGATTTAACACTGTCCTGAGCGTCTCCAAGTTGGTTGTTTGATAGTTTAATCCATGTAGCGATTGAAGCTGTTACATCGGTTAGCAAATAGCCGGTATCCGAACTTGTATCTATCCACAATGTAGGGACTGTATAGCTATTATCCGAGGTGTTGGGATTTCTAGAATCGCTGGTATAGGTTAGTGCCGAAATCGAGCCTGAAAGCTTAATCCAATCCGAACCATCGTAGATATAAAAGTCCGTAAGATCGTTGGAATAGGAAATTTGACCAACTTGGGGCGTATAGTCTACCCAAGAGCTTCCTGTATACTCTACGTAATCGTCATTTGTAGCCCCTACAGCCGTCCATCCTGCGTCCACCGGTGTCTGATTACCCAAGATGTAAGAATCCCCGGCAGAAGCCACCGGAGGGGCTAGAGAAGCATCGTAAAAATTATCAAAATTTCTGGGGAATGGAGCTTCCCCTAGATCTAGCCAAGTTCCTGCAGACCCGTCATCCAAAATGAGGATAAAGGCTTTTTCCGAGCTGTCATTGACCCAAAGAGTTGGAACACCATAATTAGTATCTGACGGCAAAGGATCTCTTGACTTATGGACTGTATGGATTCCGATTAGCCGTAGGATGTTCTCAGTTGCGGAAGGTTTATAGTTCGGCATCTGCTAACTCCTAGCTAAAAGTGTAATTACTATATGTCCTTTTATGGGCTTCTCCACCCGATGTATATGTAGTATAGCTTGTTGAATTGATGTTATTGCCATCAAGATCAGTAAGCTCAAAAGTTTTTGCTACACTGTTCCAGTTGGCAACTTTGTAGAACTTGTCGTTAAGCTCTGTCATGCCTACTACACCGTCAATTTCTATAATATCGCCATTGGCAATATCGTCTGCGTCACCGCCTGCATATGCCGTAGCGTCTACTGTAATAACTGCCGGATTTGCTTTTGTAGCAGCCGTAATTGTTACTTGGTCGCCATTATCGTACACATGAAGGAAGTCTGCTCTTCCATCTGCGTATTTTGTAGCAATAACATCACCCTGTGCATCGTAGGTGTTTTGCGCTATACGCCATCCGGCTGTTGTTTCATCCAGGCCGGCTTTTGCGTAAGCATTGATAGTAACATTTGAACCGCCTTCTTTTGAAAAGCGAGCTGACCAAAAAATCACTTGCTCGCTAAAAGGCTGGCCATTTGGATCAAGAATGATCTTGGGTCTATAGTCTACAGCCATTTTGACCCCCTTAAATCGCTACGACAGAGTAGTAAATGCGTACTACCAAGGTATTGTCGTTTGCTGCGTTTCCTGCGACTTCGCCACTGTGTATATTGTCAAGGACAAGGGCTTGGTTTTCAATGCCTGTGGCTGCGACAATAGCGTTTGCGCTAGCTACAGCATTTGTGTAAGTGTCTGCTGTTTGGTCGATAAAACCTGTAGCCTCAATTTGTGTACAAACTTGAACACCTGAATCATCGGTATATTTAATTGCAAAAATGACGCCACTTTCAGTAAAAGCGTTAGTTCCACCGTAATCTAGTTTTAAAAGTGCGCTATGAAACATAAGGGCTTTGCCGGCTCCGGGAGCTGCGACAAGCTCTATCTGAGTTGCGGCTAGTGCTTTGACTTGTGCGCTTGTAAGAGTGACATCTGCGTAAAGGATTTTACCTTTAGCTTCAAGCACTTCATCGAGATTGTCGTACATGCCTTTGACAGATACGGCTCTATCATCTCTGGTTCCTGCTTGAATTTGTGCGTCTGTTCCGAATTGAATTAATCCGGCTGCTTTTCTTGAAGCGATTTGCCTACCTCGATCGGCAGGGCTTAAATCCATTTTAGCCATTGCACACTCCCCTCTTTAGTGTTACACGGTAAAAACCGTTACATGGTTAAACTGAATATTATAAAAATTAATTTATTCTCGCTAGTAAATATATATTATTTTTTAGAAATTGAGGCTCTGGTAATGGGAAGGAAAAAGTCAAATACTCCTTCCTGATGCTACAAGAGAAAAACTTCTCTATTCCTCAATTCCAAGGTCTTCAAGAGACAAATTCTCTTCCTGGGCAAACTTCCCTAGCTCTCTTAAAATTTCTGAAATCAGTGGAGCTGCTTTTTCCAAAAATTTCTGAGGATTGCTTGTTTTATTGGCTTTTGCCAAGTCAATCAGCAATTGAGAATATTTTGGATTAGAAAAGATTTCTGATTGCATTTTTAAAAGCCGTGTTTTTGCAACAGGGCTGGCGATTAGTGGAAGAATAGAACCGCTAGAAACACTTGCGATTATTGATGTAATGGGAGCTAGCATGTTTTCATAGGAAATTAATGTTGTGCCCGACCCTGAAAAGTTTCTAAATTTGTCTAATGCCTCTCCGGCTTCTCCGGCAATTTTTTGAAGGTTTTCTAGGCTCTTGAATTGTTTTTGACCCAACAAGTTCTTTAACCTTTTTTTTGTGGCTGCATCTTTAAAAACATTAGCTGCTTTTTTTAAACTGATATCTCCGCTTTTCGTGTAAAGCGGCTTTACAATGGCATTCTCAACAAGCGTTTTTCTAAAATCATCTTTTAGGCTGTTGCTTTTCTTTAACAGCTTTTCAAATTGACCGGCTACTTCTTGACCGACTAGTTTTTCGGAGTATCTGCCTTTCATTTTTGCGCTTGGCAAAACTTTCATCAATTTATCGAATCTTTCAGGGATATCAGCATAAGATACAATCTTGTCATAGCGTTTAGTTTTAAGAAGCTTAGCAATTTCAGGTTCAGTGGTTATAGTCTTTGCAAGCTCTGCAAATCTTTTATTTGCCTTTGCTAGATTTTGTCCGAACAATGAGTTTTTGAAAGGTTTCAAAGCAGTTTTGATTTCTTTGCTAATTTCTAAAAGTGTTTTTGAAACACCTCCAAACTGCTCATAATTTATGATATTGTTAATATCTTTCATAGTCTCTATAAGAGTATTAACAGATATAAAATTTCCCTTTTTAGGAACTATCTTTTGAGTTAATTCTTTTTCTATTTCGCTTAATTGATTGGCAAGTTTAAGATCTGCCTCTGTAGCGAATCTCTTTTTTAACAGCTTTTGTCTTTTTACCAGAAAATCGGAAAATTCTTTACTTGTAAAGCCATCTTCTTTAGATAAAAACTTTTTATATTCTTTATGGAAAGTCTTGGCTCTGTCTGTATTAAAATCTTTCTCTAAAGCTTTTTGACCTTTGATAAGATCTTTTGTTTCAGTTTTCTTTAATTTTATAAACTTTGGTTTAGCTGCTGCCTCTTCCAACGTTTCCAAAGATTTTTTAAGTTGATTAATCGTTGTGGTTTTTTCTGTGCCTTGAATGAGTGTATTTTCAAGGTCTTTAATAAGTTGTCTATGGGCATTTATTAAAGAATCGGATTTAACAACAAACGGTTCTAAATCTTTCTTCGAGGCATTATATAATTTTGAGATTTCCTTTTTTTCTAGATTGACATATTCAATCAATCTGTCTTGATATTGACTGCCAAGATTATAAAAACTATCTATAGCTGTTCCTTTCATTTCAGCTGGAATTGTTTTTATTTTGTTAACTATATCTGCACTTATTTCTTTTACTTGTTGTTTTAAAGCCTCACCGCTAAGAGGAGATTCAAAGGCTTTAGCATAAGCATTTTGTATAAAGGCATTATCAAACATAGCAGTTGCCGGAAGTTCAACTCCCTCCGCTTTTGCTGCGTCAATTAAAGATTGCCGGATTTGTTTTTCAGTTATTCCAGACTCTTTTGCTAATTGTTTTGCAAGACGTGTCCTCGAGGTCAAAGAAGCGGCTTTTTGGCCAAGTTCTCCAAGTCCTAATCCTGCCGCTCCTGCTGCTAATTGGCCGGGCAGTCCAAAGCCGGCTTCTCTTGCCAAGCCCGAACCTGCTTCGAAAGCTGCAAATGGAAGTCTAGCAGCACCAAATAAAGGAGCTTCCGCAGCTCCACCAATCACATCTTCAGTAATTCTTTCTAATGCTGATTGAGGGCTAATATCTAAATCATAGCCTAAAGCTTGCGCTAATTCTTTAGCCGCTTGAGTCTGGCTTTCTGCTATTTCTTCACTTGTGGGCAAGGTAAAGCCGGACATTATATCTGAGACTTTCTCTCTTCGTTTTTTTAGACTTTCTGATACTGACGCAGGTGTTACATATTCAGGAATTGATTGTATAAAATCACCGGCAGCATTAAGCAATTGCTGTACATTGCCGGGCAAGCCTCCAATCCTTGCGGATACCGCTTTTCCAATTCTTAGGGGCTGTCTGACAAATTCCGATACAGGCTTTAAAGGTTCTTTTTGCTCACTTAAGAATTGAACGTCAAAGCCTTCAAATTCATCTTGCGGCTGAACATCTAGCTGTACATTAAATCCTGGAAATTCTTGTGAAAGAGTCACTTCTAGCCTCCGATTTTGTCTGCAAATTGAGCCCTGAATTTAGCTTCTTGCTCTTTAGGAATAGCAATTCTTCTTCCATCCTTTAAAAGAATTTTAACTTGACCTGCCATCCCTTGGTCATCTTGTTTGTAAGCTTGTTTGAAATTTTTGCTGAATTTGTCATATGTAGCTTCCATTCGATCTGCAACCTGTTCTTGCAAATCAAAAGGCAAAGCTTGGCCTTTATTTTGGCTGTCTTTGACAATATCTCTCATTGCATTGTATTCATCTATTTCGATCTTTCTAAGGTCTCTTAAGGTCTTGTAGATTCTTTGTCTACCTTCTTTAGAGTTCTGAAGAGTTGGAATAGACTGTAAAAACACTCTTAAATCTAAATCTGTAACTCTTGCGCCAAAGCGATCTTTAATATTTGCTGTAAAATCTGAAACGAGCTTTTCAAATTCTTGTGATTCGGGATTTAAAGCAGCTTTAAAACCGATCCTGTCAAGAAAACTTACCCAAGCTCCCGGCTCTAGTTTACCGGTTTTTTCCAAAGCTTCCATACGGTCAAGTCTAGCTAAATCTGTTTTTGCAGCTCTATTTTTTGAAGTTGTATCAGCCCTGTAATCTTTTGTTTCTTTGTAAGATTCACTGATTGTCTTAGCAGAAGCTCTTTCCTCTTCAGATCTTCTTTTTTTGCTTTCTCTCAAAGATTGCCCGACTTTTGGATAACGTTGTTCAATTAAAGCTAATTGTTCATCGCTTAATTTGTCTAGCAGGCTTAGCCCAGCTTGAGTATCCATAGGCATTTGCATTGCAGCGACCGGCTCTTGAGCGAGTGGCTGCGCTTGCATAGCGACCGGCTCTTGAGCTAGTGGTTGCGCTCCTGTAATTGCCGGCCTGCCAAGTCCTAACAGGTTGGCAAGCCCTTGATCCTGCTGCTCTTGCAAATATTGCTGCGTTTTTAACTGCTGCGCCTGTGGACTCATTGCTGCAAATTCTCTGCGATTGAGTCCCATAAGGGAAGCTAGCTCTCTTGCGCTTTGGTTTTGCTCTAATAAGCCTAAAATATTTGCCATTGCTTGATTTGTTGGACTTGGCATAGCTTCGGGTATTACAAAAACCATCTTCTTATCTCCTTAAAATGCTGATCCAATTTGACCGCCAATTTTTGCTCCTAACAAGGGTTGCCCAAAATAGCTACCTCCGGCAGCTCCTAAAGCTGTACCAATTGCCCCACCAAAGCCTTGTCGCCCCGGTTGAAGGGTTGTTTGCTGGAAAGATGGGCTAACTCCCATTCCAAGCAATGCGGCAAGTTGCGATAACTGCTGTTGTCTTTGTGCTTCCGGAGCTTGAGCATATTGCATAGCCTGACCCACTCCTGCCTGCTGCCTTGCCTTTGCCATTTCCTCTGCCTGTAGAAGTTGCGCTCCAAGCTGACCGGCAAGGTTTGTTGCTAGTCTTTCTCCTGATCTTGCTACTTGTGCCGGCACCATAGAAGATCTTCCCCCTCCAGCTCCTACCGCTGCTTGTTGGATAGTAGGAGCTAGCTCTTGCTGGAACTGCTCAATTGCCGGCCTTGCGACATTTGCTTGAAAAGCTTCTCTAATCTGTTCGGGCTGATAGCCGGCTTGCAAGATATCCATTAATGCGCTTTGTCCTGCCTGATAGCTTGGCTGTTGTGTGATATCACTTCTTAAAGCACTAGTAAGACCGGGGCTTTCCAAGCCTTGTGACACTTGGCCTAACATTGTGCTTAATATTTTTTGTTGTTCGGGACTTAACCTGCTGACCTGCCCGAAACTAGCCCTTCTTCTGCCCATGTCCTGCCTCTGATTTGTTAAGTTTATATTCTAATAATACATATTTTGACTGAACTAAACCATTTTTTTTATGCCATGCGCTCCTGGAGGAGAGAGTTTTGACGCTATCAAAATCTGTACTTTCCAATGCTGTCTTAAGTTCTTCCAATACTTGGTTCAGGACTTCACCGTTTTTTCTGTGAGCCTTGTCCACACTGATTGTATTAATAAAGACTTCATTATCTAAAATGTTAATGGAGTACCAAAGGTATCCGATAATTTCGTTATGCTCTTCTTCAATGATGAGATTCAAGTACTCCAAAGGGTTAAAATTACCTTGACCATCTGTCAAAACAGTGTTCATGTATTGGTAAAATCTTTCTACCGGATAGTTTCTGTCTTTGTTGTCTTCTACAAGTCGTTTAGGCAGCAAGTCTGCATCTTTAATTCTTATAAATTTCATAGTCAAAAACTAAAATACAATTGCTCTTGTACATATTTTTCATTTTTATGCCGTTTATGATAGAGACTTCCTCTCAAATTCTTGCAATGTTCTTGCAGCTTTTGACGGCATCTTCTGACACTTTCGAAATGGGGAACTTTTCCTTTTTCAATAGCGTCAAGGACAATTTCCATGCCCTTTTTTTCCCCTTTTAGAGATTCCTCAACGATCATTCGATACAATAGCCTATCATCATCTCTTGTTGCCGGTCTTTCGGTCAAATAGCGAAAGACCTTGGCTTTACACGATGTAATATCCATACATACTCCCCTCTAATCACTTCTTAACCTGCCCGATATAACTATGATGAAAATAAAGCGTACCTGCTGCCGGTATTGTCAAGATTGCAGGTGTTGTTCCGGATTTAACAGCTTCAATCCTTATAAAATCATTGTTAGCCAAAGATCTTGCGACTAGATAAACCGTACTTGCAGGGAATGTAATATTAGAAGCAATAACAGCACTGGCATTTACTGAATCTGTAAAACCCTTCTCAAAGAAAGGAAGCTTTAAATATAGATTTCCTGTGCCTGTATGTCCTGTCCATGTCACGCCATAAAAGACATCTACGATTACGCCTCTTCTAACGTAGTAACAATCATTGTTTGTATAAGTGCAAGTGCCGGCAGTGCTTGAGCCATAAACTACACCATCAAAAGCTTGAGTGTAGCCTTCAACTGATTCTCTTAAAGATAAGTACATATCCTTTAGCTGTCTTAGCTGCTCTTCAACTGTTTCGCCAAAATTATACTCTGATGGAAGCGTCATAGCTCATCCAGCCTCCCACCGGGTTTTGCCCATAGCTGAATAGCATGTAAAACAAACGGTTTTTTAGCGATATTATCATCTGCAAGCTGTGTGTCTGTAAGGTAGATTCTCATCTTTATAAAATTGGCATTGATATTAGCCGGAACTGTCACCCAGATTTTATCTAAGCTGCTTGTCTGATTGTTTAAGCTTACTGTTTTTCTTTCGACGATTTCGCTGCCATAGTTGGGGTAAAAATCAACTGTGATTTCTCCATCATCGGTAACACGGTCCACTAAAAGTCGGACATAAACCAAGTCAATCTTTTGATTCTTGAAGGGGTTTAACTGCTTGGTAGTGATGGCAAAGCCAAAATTATTAGGAGCATCTCCACCCTCTGAGAAATACTCTGTCCAATTAGTACTATCTCCAAGCTCAGTAAAATCGTTTATACGGTATACATAGCCACTATCACCACCGCTTAAGACATATGGGAAATATCCTTGTAGATTCCTTGCGTCCCAATTGGTATTGGCAAGATCATCAAAATTTGTTCCGTCATAATCATCATAAGTTTTATCGCCTGAGCTTTCCCAGGTTCCAAAGCAGTGAGCGGATTGTGTATAAGTAAACCATGAGCCTTCATCATAGTTAAAACCTAAAATCTTGTTATTACTTGAGCTGTTAGGACTTTCCGGATAGGCTAGCAATCCTTGGTCTAAGATATCCGCTCTTACGGAAGCGCAAAGGTTGATATTGTCCTGGTCAATATTAAAAATAAAATCAGGGATTTTTTTATCGAATGCCTCTACTTTTTGAGCATCGGAAGCTACAATGCCCTTTCCTCCGACTGCTGTTACGTAGTTGTCATACTCAATCGTTCCAAAAGTTGAATTGCATTTGCGTGTTTGGCTTAATTTGCGCCATACAAAAGGCAGATCAGGATTGTTGGTAGGGTCGAGAGCAAAGGTAGAGTTTTCAAAAAATACTACAAGTCTTTGGCCGACAAAGCCGGCAGAGACTATCTCGTCATTAGTCGGAGCATCGTTTCGGCCACCCTTGCCAAATACACCGGATAGCTCAGGGTCAAACCAACCTTGCGATGTGGTAGGTGTTACCCCGATTGCACTCCATCTCGCCCTTTGCGGATGGCGTGTGTTAGAGGTGCCTTCAACGGTGTTAAGCAATACAATGCGCTCTTGGTACATAAAGACCATTAAAGCACCTTTAACAGCCGTTGGAGTGCCTGCTGCGTCAAGGTCTAGATCAGGGTCAGAAATAACACTTCCATCATAGACTTTTACACCACCGGTTGCCGGAGATCCTGCCGACAAAATAGAATTGTCGACTATCCAGATAAAATCTCCATAAGTTGCCGTATGAATTAAATTTGTGCTGTTCCAAAGATCGTAATTGCTTGAACCATCATCAACATTTTCAAAATAGTCGTTAGTCGTTACCCACTTGCTCATTCTGTAAGAATCAAAAGCTAAAAGGATATCACCGCCTGAATAGCGATCATATTTTTTAATCCCCCTTGTGGCTCTTGCGTGTTCTGTAGAGTAATCGGCTGTTACTGTTCCTGTAATTGCTCCGCTAAATGTAACATCTATTGCACCTGTAGAATAATCAATTGTATTTGTGCCACCTGCGTCTACATCGCCTGTAAGATTACCCTGACCATCATCTCTGACAACTTGCGCTCCACCTGAGTCATAAATTTTTAAAGAGCGTCTTACAATCACCGGATTAGCAAGTGTAATTGTATATTGATTACCACCGGGGTTTGCAAAGCCGGTCTCTCCGCTTGTGATATCGCCTAGCTGGCCAAATACACTTTGCCCAGGTCTTTTGATAAATTTACCTCTTCTAAGATAGCAGTTATTAAGCTCGGTGACTGCTTGCTCGGAGCCTAGCCATGCCTCAGAGTAATTTTCTAAACCCTCTCTAAAATCTGCTATCAAAAAAGGCTGGTAAGACATTAGCCATCCTCGTTTTTACTTATTAAGGCATTTTGAATCGTTTGAAAATGTTTCATTTCTATAAGCTTTCTTTCAGCTTCAATCATAAAATCTTTAGTCTGTGTAATGGTTTGATCGAGTTTTGCGTTAGTCTTTGCCTGTTCGTTTCTTGCTTGCTCATGGCTTTGTTGTAAAGCAATCGCTCGGTTGTAGTATTCTTGCTGCATAAGCAAGCTTCTAACCGGAGCGCAATCTTCGATTAAATCCCGATCACCTGTTGTAGACTCCCACCAAGTTTCAACAAGAAACGGACATTCTTTGCCGTAGGCTTTAAAAAATGGGCATTTCTCTTTTTTACAAGTGCCTTTTACAGTCATGTAAAACCTGCTTTACATTAGCTCGGCTGGCAAATAATGCCGACTCTTGCTTTTGGTCTCCATGTTGAGCCATGCGAATGAGCAGCCGCAGCTCCTCCGCTAGTCAATGTCGTGCCGGTCTGTGGGTTTGAACTTGAAAAACCCCAGTTTGAAGATCCGGAGCCTCTTTTAATATCCTGTGTCGCATTGGTCGCATGCGAATGCGGAGGAATCTCTGAAGTTGTTAAAGCATGGCCTGGCTGTGTCCATGTTCCGGCTGCTGCTCCACCTGTTGTATAGGTAGAACCGCCTTTAACGGCTAAAAGCTCATCGCTCGGTCCGGCAACAATTGTGTAGCCGCTTGGAGCTACGTTTTCGTAAAACCATATTCTTGCTCCTGCCGGTATGGTATGTAAAACCGTTCCGGCTGTTAGCTTAGCAGAACTTATGCAAGTTTCTATCTGT